CTTCGTAATGTAATATTTTTATATTACATTTAATCTTATCATTCAAAAATATATATATATCCACTTTTGTGTGTATATGTTTATTTTAAAAACTCACGATTGATTTTACCAGATTACTGGTTTTGCGTGAGCGTGTTTATCGTCGTTATTCGATATTGGTTGTATGTGTGTTTACGAGCACTCACATACTTTCAAGTCTATTTGAGTAAACTCCTATGAAGCTTCTGGCTGAGGACGATACTTTAGGATAAATTGACTTAGTTCGGTTTACGTTTGATTTTTTCCACACAAATCTTTCATTAGTTTGTTCATTACCTTAAGTGAACTATGTTTATTGACTTTTTCTAAGTAAAAGTCTACTTTTTATATATCCCATGTTCTTCGATTCCCTTGCCTTCCCTTGGAACGGATTTCCTAGCCTTAATTTGTTAGGAGATAGTGTAGTTATTTGACGTTATGTTACATGTTATGGAATTTTCCATGTTCGTATGCTTAAGTATGCGCATCATTTTTGATGGCTTTTCATATTTTCGCATTTTTGACCGCCGTCTTATATTCTACTTGGCACAACCTTTTTCCTTTAAGAAATAGAAGAAGTTCATGAATATATTGAAACAGAGACTGTAAGCTCTGTGAGTTGGAGCGACACCAACACCCCCCATAGTGGTTCTACTATTGACGACTCGAAAGAGAGTGACTTCCAGAAAGTTGGATCGGATTTTTATCGATATATTGACAATATACCTTTCGACAATGACTCTTTTTCGTATGAGTACTTGTATCGTAAGCTTGTTAGTGATTATTGCTTTAAGTTCTTCCCTATTGGCCAACGCTTTATTAGAAATGACAATTACTTCTCAATTCTCGTTGAAGATGTCGATTATTGGTCAAATAGTGTAGAGATTTCTTATTGTAATATGCCTTCTGGGCCTTTTCTGTCAGCCTTACAGTATGATATTGCTAAGGAAGCTATATTTGAATTATTCGAACATGATAGAGCTCTCATTAAGCTTAAATCGCATGGTAAAACTCTTTTATTTCCATATAATTTGAGTGATAATTGTATTCTCGATAATTTGAAAGTATATCGCCCTGGTGAACGTAATCGTATGAAGAAAAAGCAAGTTCAGCCGCGTTCGCAGCGTATACCTAAGAAGAGATCTTGTCTTTATCCAAGACGTAGATTACCTTCCAAGACAAAGCCTGCACATATTATTAATAACTTATCTTATATTCCACAGTCAACGACGAGTTTACCTGCTGATATTTTGACCCAAATGGACCATATTGCTCCATTTGCATTATTATTGTACGATTTATATAACTCGTCCGATTCCACTTCCAGACTTGTGGCTTTTACTAGATTTGTTAGGGATATCATTCATACTTATCCCACTTTTAAAGACTATGTGAATAGTATAATAGAATCTAATGCCGAACAAATCGCTAGCGCATTGACTCAGATTTCATTCGATACCTCTAGTGTAATCAATACACAAACTATTTCTACGACTTTTATGACTACCGCTCTCAATTTGACTATGAATTCGTATAGTTCTTTTATTTACTTAGGAACCCTTTGTTGTTCG